CTTTAACGGTTACTCCTGGGGCCATTGATGCTCGAATGCTGAGAGTAGTTTAAGCGGTCAGCGCCATCAATCCGGCGGCTCGCTGCTGGCCTCTTCTGCGCCAGGGTCAGGTGCGGAGCTGGTGAATGCAGATCCTGCCGGACGGGCCTGCGTTACGCCAGCGTTGGAAACCAATGCGGCATCTGTGCTCAGGATCAAGCTGGCATCCCTGGCCCGTTGAAGATCTCTGCTCAGCTCTTCAATTACTTCCTCTGGTACATACCCAAATGACAGCTGTACTTCTGACAGGCTCATAAACCCAGCCCTCACCGCCAAAATCAGCGCTGGGATTTCCTTGGTTGGGTCGATCATTTCCCGACGCGGCGGAGTGTGAGCCCATTTCATTGGCCCTTTCAGCAGGCCAACCATTCGGGCCAGCTCGTCGTGCCACTCACACACCGGCGCCAGCATTCCGGGAATGCAAACCTTTCCCCGCAGATAAGCAATCCGCCTACTGAACTCAAGCCATCCGCCCCTATAGCTCGAATAGTTGACGCTTGATAAATCACCCGTCATTGATTCGTAAGTAATCTCATAGGCCGCTGCTACAGCATGGGCGTACTCACGATGGGTGCTAACAAAATCGCCGGAGCTTGGCGGGGTGAATGCTTTAAAGTCTCGACCCGGTGGGAGATGCTCAATTGCGCCAGGCTCAATTTCATCAAAATTAACTCCGATTATTTGGTTACCATCTTCATCAAGGAGTTTATCTGCATTAACATCAGAGTCGTAGCTAACCCCAAAAAAGCAAGCTGAAATTTTATCTTTCATCTGCTGGGCCGCCCTAATGTCGCCCATATCCCGCAAGGTCAAAATTGCTGCCGTGCCAAACGGAAGCCCCATTCTCTGGCCAGCTCGCCTGCAATCAAAATGTAAACTAATTTCTTCTTTCGGAACAAAGGTACTTTGGACCCTGACACCAATCCCTAACGACGTTTCGCCAGGGTGACTATCTCTAATCCAATAACCCATCAAACGACCTGAACTGTCAAACTGCTGGCCAAATAATATGTCATGAGAATTGTCTTTATTAAAATCTAGCCAATCAGGCTCAAGCATTTGCACTTGCAAAGGCACTATTCCGTAGCGCTCAAACAGTTCGGGATATATACGTTTTCGCACTAGCACGGCGCCACGTACCGCTGTAGTTCTGGCCCCAACGGATTGATTGCCGTACCAATCATGAATGCCGTAAAAATCGCTATGCCGTGATTCCGCCCAAGTGTTCCAAACTGATTTATATTTTTTAGTTGCACTCATGGGGGTGCTCATAACCCCATCGCCAATCCAATTATTGACAATCACGCCAATCGCTCTGGAAGCGTAGGCATCGTTATCAGCAAGATCTTGGTGCCGTTTGACCAGCCAGTAGTACGCCTGACGCAGATCGCTATTGGGGCCGCTGTTGTTTGTCCGCCAGCCAGAGGTTCGCCGGGTGTCCTCTGCGGCCTCAAACCGGGCCATGGTGCGACGGGCGAATTCCCGGTCATCCCGGAGCCGCTTGCCCTTGCTTTTGCTCTTACCCTTGCCCATCAGGTTGGCCGAGACATTCTGAAGTAAGTGCGCCGCAAACGGGGCATGGAGCTGCCTTCCAGCTCTGCCGCCATTCCAGCTTCGATGCGACGCATTTCGTCAAGGCTTCGGTAGGTCAACTGCCGTCCGTCGCTAAAGCGAACGCTTAAAACCCCCTCCGCAATTGCGTTCCGTAGCTCTTGCAATTGGGTCAGGGTATAGGCCATGGCCCCATCTTACCTCTTTAGCCAACCTTTGCGCCTGTCCGGGCCGCTTGTGCTGGAGCCCTTTAGCCAGCCCGACCGCTGGGAGGTTCGGGCTGGGGGTGCCACCACTTCCCCTTTCACCACCGGCGCCTGGGAGCCCAAGGTGCGGGCGAGTTGGGCCCACATGGTGCCAGCTGAGTAACGGCGAGAAACCAGCAGTAGTGCCACATAGGCCATCCGCGTGCAGTCGCCACCTTCGTCTTGGGAGCCTGGGGGCAGGATCCAATGGTACTCAGTGCGTGCCCGGTTCTTCGGGACGTACACCCAAGGGAACAGCTCCCGAAGAAACTGATCTGTGGAAGCCTTCCCAAAATGCAGGTATCGAGGCCCTGGTTGCTCAACCCGCAACATGGTCCTGATGTGATCAACACTAGCGCCGTAGCCAATGATGTAAATCTTAGGCCCGCGTTTTGTCATCATCTGATTTTTTTTGTTGACGGCAACCGCCTTGCCACGCTCAACAATTGGTAAGCCCTTGAAACCAGAGCCCTTTGTTGCAAGCCATCGGCTTGATCTGGTTGCGCAAAAATCAGCAACGGCCTTGCTTGCCCTGCCGCCGTGGTCAACACAGCCCAAAGTGACACGCATCTCTCCCCCGTCCTGCCGGCGCCAGCGTTTCTCGCTCATAACATCTAGCTGCTCCCATACCTCCGGCTGCTGGGGGTCCCCCTCAATCTCGAAGTGGGCAATGTGCCAGCCCTCTTCACCAGCCCCCCAGCCCCAGAGGGTGTAGACCAGCCGCTCGCCCACGGTGCCGCCGCCGCCCTGCACATCCACTCCATCGGTTAGCAGCAGCACCCCGGTAGGAATATCCCACTCTTCGCCGTCCCATGGGTAGCCATTGCCAAAGCCTGCATTTTTGCGACGCTCGGCCAGGCCATCGCCGGTGAGTTTGCTGGTGATCTCATCGGCCCACGGCACCCCTAAATCTGTGTTGTGAAACGTTTGCATAGGCGCCACGTTGCCCATTTTCATCTGCTCCAGCGCCACCCGATGCCGGGCCACCAGCTCGGGCCACATGGCCGCTCGGTGGTAGCTCATGCCAGGGCCCACCTGCTGTGATCGCCAGATCGGCACACCGTTGCGCAAGACCTGCTTGCTGCGATCCAGGCCCAGCGGGCAGGCCCAGCCAGCTGCCTTGTCCATTGAGTACAGGTTGCTGTAGTCGATTGGGGTTTCGCAATGCTCGCAGCGAATCCGCCCCTCATCAGGGCCGTCCTTTATGAAATTCTCCCAGCGCAGTTGTTGATAGTGATTACAGTGTGGGCATGGATAATATCGATACTGTTGATCGCCTTTCTTAAAGGCTTGCTCCATGTAATCGTTAGGGTATATCGGCGTGCCGCCAATCGTAAAAAACGGGTCCCAGATGTTACCAGCCCGCTGAAACAGGTTTCCAATGGTGTCACCTTCGGGGCTGTCGTAGGTGGCTGGTTCTTCAAACAGGATTGGGCTTCGCTCCACCCGACGACCAGACCGAGGCGTTGCAGCGCTTACCAAGTGGATCAAAGCCCCATTAACAAGCTGCTTAAAATCGTAGCTATTTTTTAACGCTCCTTTTGTTTTTTTATTATTTAATTGTCCTTTTAACCTGGGTATTCCATGGTTATCGTCAAACATTGAATCTATATCTTCGGTGCTGTATTTCTGTACTTCAGAGTCTGTAGGCTGTACCAGCATAATCTTAGATCGGCGCCAGTCCGAAAAAAACACGATCACTGCTTTCACATACTCCGACCAGCCAACCCGCGACGGCTTCTGGCAAACCATGCACTCAACCTCTGGGTCAGTTGGAGCCAGGAACCAATCCTCTTGATATGGCCTAGTTCTCCACTTTTGCCGGCCATCAGTTGCACTTGTCACATAGTAGTGAGTGTTACTATATTCAAGCATTGTCATAAACGGTTTAGGCTTTACCATGGCGGCAAGCCGTTTAGCCATCTTTCGGATATTGCGATCAATCATTCTGGTAGCTCTTCAAACTCGTTGAAAGATACAGACTCAAAAATCTCGGATATAATCCTTTCAATTTCGCTTACCTGTTGATGGGTAAGGTGGGGAATCATTGCCTTGATTCGCTTATGGGCTGAGCTTGCTAGGGTGGTTAATTGGAGCAAGACAGCGTTATAGGCCATTTCCATGTCTTCTTTGTAGACTAGCTTTTCTTGTTCTTGCTGCAATGCCAAGGCTTCACGTTGTGCTTTGATCGCGGCGATCATTTTTTCACTTTCTGCCCTTTCGGGCACTTTCCCCTTGGGCAGCCCTGCTGTAATTGCTCGCTGAGTGGAGGGCCGCTTGGGGGTTGGTTGATCGTTGGTGCTGGCTTGTGCCGTGGCTGGCCCCTGGCCAAGGTGGTGACCAGTGCCGCGCTCTGCTGGGCTGGTGGTGTTGGCCCACTGCTCATCAGCTAAGTCAGGATCGATCAGCCAGCTACTGCCCTCGCGCTTTACCGCAGGAGGCATCAGCCGGCCCTTCTCGATTGCCTTGATTACCGCCACATGCGACGTGCCCCGCAGACCCTTTGCCTTGCGGTGATCGGCGTACTGCTGAAGGTTCATGGGTCGTACTCAATTAAACTCAAAGTTGCAACGTGGGCACTTGTGCTCAAAATCGCTAAAGTTTTCTTCGCTGTATTCTTCGGATCCTTTGTAATCCTTTGGCGCTGACTCTTCCTGGTCAATCCTTTCAGGATCCAGCAGCCCAGCAATCTGATCTTCGTCAAAGCCCAGCAAGCTCAGATCAAAGTCTGCCAGGTTCAGCCCTATTACTTCCTGCTGCAGCAGCTCCATATCCCACCCGGCATTTAGCGCCAGCTGGTTGTCAGCCAGTACATAAGCCCGGCGCTGCTCAGCAGTCAGGTGACCCAGCACAATCACTGGCACTTCAGTCAGCCCCATATCCATCGCCGCGGCCAATCGACCATGGCCAGCAATGATCCCATCGTCTTTGCCCACCAGGATCGGATTCGTAAACCCAAACTCCTGGATGCTGGCGGCGATCTGCGCCACTTGCTCGGGACTATGGGTGCGGGCATTGCGCTCATAGG